AAAGAATCGCGTGAAGGCTCTTGAGTGTGAGCTGAACACGGCGAAGCCCAAAGCCGATTACTACGACGCCTTCATCAATCCGGATGACTGCACCAATATCCGAACGACGGCGAAGGAACTGAAAATCCCGGAGCGCAAGTTCGTTCAATTCCTTCTCAGAGAAAAGTACCTGTTCCGGTCTCCCTCCGGTCAGCTTCTTCCATACAACAAGGACAGCAACGCCGGACTGTTCATCGTCCGCGATTTCGTGACGTACTGCTACACCGGTTCTCAGACCTACTTCACGCCGAAGGGCAAGGATGCCATCCGCGTCAAAATCCAGAAAAAATTCGGTGAAGAGCTGCTTTCCAAGATGGCAAGGTGATCTCTGTGGCAGTCTATCGCGTAAACAAGAATCGCGGCTATACGGTCATGGCGAACTTCCATCTCCGAGACAAGAGCCTGTCACTCAAGGCGGTCGGTCTTCTTTCAAAGATGCTCTCATTCAATGACGGCTGGAAGTTCTCAACCAAGGGGCTTTCTGCAATCTGCAAGGAAGGTCCGGATGCAATTCTCTCCGCGCTCCGTGAGCTTGAGAAATACGGCTACCTTGTCCGGCACCGGCAAAGAGACAGTAAAGGCAGGATGAGCAGCACACTCTTTGAGATATACGAAGAGCCGCATCAGTCTCCACCAGAACCGGATAAGCCACACACGGAAAATCCATGTGTGGAGAAGCCAGACACGGATAATCCACACGGGGATAAGTCCGCACAAATAAATACTGATCAAGTAATTACCCAAGAAAGAAATACTCTCTCAAAGAACTATCAATCCATCAATCTTGATGGGATGGACAGGATGGATGAGCGAAGCGAGTATGAAGAGATTATCAAAGAGAATCTTGACTACGACATTCTCTGTCAGGATCCGAAGTTCGATAAAGACCGCTTCCGGGAGATCATGGACATCATGCTGGATGCCGTCTGTTCCACTGCGCCGACCATCCGCATCAACGGCGAGGATATGCCGCAGCAAGTGGTCAAGTCCCGCTTTCTCAAATTGGACAGCAGCCACATCGAGTATGTTTTCCACGCAATGAAGGAATGTCCGTCCAACATTCGGAACATCAGGGCGTATCTTCTGACCACGCTCTATAACGCTCCGGCAACGATGGACAACTTCTACTCTGCAAAGGTCAATCATGATTTCAACGGCTGGTAAACCGCAAGCGAAACGCTGGCGGTTATTTTTATGCCTGAAAGGAGGGCTTGGTCATATTCATTCATCTGCTGGGTGTGCCGCCTTAGCTGAGGCAGCATCCCCGCAATTATCCCACGGAAAGGAGGTATCACTGCAATGCAGGATGAAGTCAACACCAAAGTTGTTGCAATCATGATCAAGGGCGGCAAAATCTCTGCCGAGGTGCTGAAAAAGGCTCTGGACAAGTTCGTTCAGGAGATCGAGAAGGCGCAGAAGCAGATGCAGCAGCCCAAAACCTATCGCGGCAAACAGTCCATCAAGCATCTGATGAGCCAGAACGCCGCCATCTCAAACATCGAAGTAACAGACGGCAACATCAAGTCCTTTGAGCGGACTGCCAGCAAATACGGTCTCGACTTTGCGCTCAAGAAGGATGTTTCCGTTGAGCCGCCCAGCTATCTTGTCTTCTTCAAGGGACGGGATGTTGATGTCATGACCGCCGCCTTCAAGGAGTTCTCCGCCAAGACGGTCAAGCAGATGGAACAGCCGTCCATCCGTCACAAGCTGGATCAGGAGAAAGCCCAGAGCAAGGCGCAGCACAAGGAGAAAGTCAAGGTCAAGACCAAGGATCGGGGTGTGGAGCTGTGAACAAACCCGATGTGAAGAAGCTCATTCTTCTGAACCTTCCGTATGTCTTCGCCTTCTACTTTGCGGATAAGATCGCCGCCGTGTTCCGCCTCGTTCCCGGCACGGAGTTCATCGACAAGCTGACAAACGGCTTTGCCGTGTTCGGCAGTGCCTTTGCAAATCCGCTCCCCAGCTTTCATCCTGTTGATCTGCTCATCGGTCTGATTGCCGGGGCGCTGCTCAAGCTGGCGGTCTACGTCAAAGGCAAGAACCGCAAGAAGTTCCGGCAAGGTGAAGAATACGGCTCTGCCCGTTGGGGCAAGCCGGAGGACATCAAGCCGTACATGGACCCGGAGTTCTCGAACAACGTCATCTTGACGCAGACGGAGTTCCTGACCATGAACAGCCGTCCCAAGCAGCCGAAATATGCCAGAAACAAAAATATCCTTGTCATCGGCGGTTCCGGCTCAGGCAAGACGCGCTTTTTCGTGAAGCCAAACCTGATGCAGATGCACAGCTCTTATGTGGTCACTGATCCGAAAGGAACTGTGCTGGTGGAATGCGGCAAAATGCTTGAAAAGGGCGGCTACGTCATCAAGTCGCTGAACACCATCAACTTCCGGAAATCCATGCACTACAACCCTTTCAGCTACATCCGCAGTGAGAAGGACATCCTCAAATTGGTCAATACCATCATCGTCAACACGAAGGGAGATGGCGATAAGTCCGGCGAAGATTTCTGGGTCAAGGCGGAAAAGCTCTACTACACAGCCCTCATCGGTTATATCTGGTACGAGGCACCGGAACAGGAGAAAAACTTTACTACTCTCCTTGAGATGATCAACGCCTCAGAAGCCAGAGAGGACGATGAAACCTTCAAAAATCCCGTGGATGTCATGTTCGACGAGTTGGAAGCCCGCGATCCTGACCACTTTGCGGTCAAGCAGTACCGCAAATACAAGCTGGCGGCGGGCAAAACCGCCAAGTCGATTTTGATTTCCTGCGGCGCAAGGCTTGCGCCCTTTGACATCGCAGAGCTGCGGGAGCTGATGAGCTACGATGAGATGGAGCTGGACACCATCGGAGACCGGAAGACGGCACTGTTCGTCATCATTTCCGATACCGATGACACCTTCAATTTCGTCGTGGCGATCATGTATTCCCAGCTCTTCAACCTTCTCTGCGACAAGGCAGATGACGTTTACAACGGACGGCTTCCCGTCCATGTGCGCTGTCTGCTGGACGAGTTTGCGAACATTGGTCAAATCCCGAAGTTTGATAAGCTCATCGCCACCATCCGAAGCCGGGAAATCTCGGCGTCAATCATCTTGCAGTCCCAGTCTCAGCTCAAGACCATCTACAAGGATGCGGCAGACACCATCACGGGCAACTGCGACTGCACCCTTTTCCTCGGCGGCAAGGAGAAATCCACCCTCAAGGAAATCAGCGAGGTGCTGGGCAAGGAGACAATCGACCTTTACAACACCTCAGAAACCCGTTCCAACAACAACTCCTATGGCTTGAACTATCAGAAGACTGGCAAGGAACTGATGTCTCAGGATGAGATCGCCGTCATGGACGGAGCAAAGTGTATTTTGCAGCTTCGAGGCGTGAGACCTTTTCTCAGTAACAAATACGACATTACGAAGCATCCTAAATACCGGCAGCTCTCCGACTATGATAAGCGGAACGCTTTTGACATCGAGAAGTACCGGCAGCATAAGCTGGTGGTCAAGCCCAATGACACATTCGATCTCTATGATATGGGCGAGGTCGAAGCGGATTAAAGCCCCGTCGCTGCACTGCGCAGTGGGTAAAGCCTTATGGCTCAACCCAAAGCAGAACAGCGACGGGGCTTCTTTTTTTATGCCCATTTTCAAAAATACACACTCAACTTTATCAATTCAAGGAGGAAAAATCTATGGCATTCATTTCTCAGGCGGTTACGGTTCTTCAGACGCTCGTGATTGCGCTCGGCGCGGGTCTCGCGGTGTGGGGTGTTGTCAACCTCATGGAGGGCTACGGCAATGACAACCCCGGTGCCAAGTCTCAGGGCATCAAGCAGCTCATGGCTGGCGGCGGCGTGGTTCTGATCGGCACGACCCTCATCCCTCTGCTCTCCGGTCTGTTCGGTTGATCCGGAAGGCACACAGGAAGTAACCATCAGGGCGAGTGCTGAAAACGGCACTCGCCCTCCCATTTCAACAACATTTTTAAGGAGGAAATTCAAGTATGGCATTCATTACTCAGGCAGTTACGGTTCTTCAGACGCTCGTTATCGCGCTCGGCGCGGGTCTCGCGGTGTGGGGTGTTGTCAACCTCATGGAGGGCTACGGCAATGACAACCCCGGCGCTAAATCTCAGGGCATCAAGCAGCTCATGGCTGGCGGCGGCGTGGTTCTGATCGGCACAACTCTCATCCCTCTGCTCTCCGGTTTGTTCGGCTAATTCACAGCAAGCCCAGCTTAACCGAAAGGTGGTGAAATATTGGGCAGCATTTTAGAAAAGATCGAACAGGCTATCAAAGACCTGCTGATCGGGTGGATCGAGAGCAACCTGACCAATATGTTCACCGATGTCAATGAGAAGGTCGGCACGATTGCCGCAGAGGTCGGACAAACCCCGTCCGGCTGGAACGGCAGCATCTACCAGATGATCCGGGGACTATCCGAAAACGTGATAGTCCCCATCGCTGGTATCATCATCACCTTCGTCCTGTGTTACGAGCTGATTTCCATGATCACCGAGAAAAACAACCTTCACGACATGGACACATGGATGTTCTTCAAGTGGTTTTTTAAGGCGGCTGTGGCGATCTACCTCGTGACGCATACTTTTGACATCGTGATGGCAGTATTCGACATCGGGCAGAACGTGGTTTCCGGTGCAGCCGGTGTCATCCACGGCAGTACCAGCATCGACATCGACGCGACGATTGCGCAGATGCGAACCGGCATGGAGGCAATGGAGGTCGGTGAACTGCTCGGACTGTCGATTGAAACGCTTCTGATCAGCCTGTGCCTCAAGATCATGTCGATCCTCATTACGGTCATCCTCTACGGGCGCATGATTGAGATTTACTGCACCGTGAGCGTTGCACCGATCCCCGTTGCGACGATGAGCAACCGCGAATGGGGCAGCATCGGCACGAACTACCTCAAAGGTCTGTTCGCTCTGGCGTTTCAGGGATTTCTCATCATGGTCTGCGTCGGCATCTATGCGGTGCTGATCAACGGCATGATTATCGCAGACAACATTCACTCGGCTCTGTTCTCTGTGGCAGCGTACACGGTCATTCTGTGCTTCTCGCTGTTCAAGACCGGAAGCCTCGCAAAATCCATTTTCCATGCGCACTAAGGAGGTCGGCAGCATGAAGAAGTACAGCATCATCTACGCCGATCCCCCTTGGGCGTATCGGACATATTCCAAGAAGGGACAGGGGCGGTCAGCGGAAAGCCACTATCCAACGATGTGCATTGAAGACATCAAAGCGCTTCCGGTTGGTGAGCTTGCCGCGAAGGACTGCGCTCTGTTCCTCTGGATCACGTTCCCGTGCCTCTGTGAAGCACTTGAAGTGCTGACGGCATGGGGATTTTCTTATAAAACCGTGGCGTTCGTGTGGGTCAAGCAAAACCGCAAGAACGATGATCTCTTCACCGGCATGGGCTACTGGACAAGAGCAAATGCCGAAATCTGCATTCTTGCCACAAAGGGACATCCGAAGCGCGTTGACGCCGGTGTGCGTCAGGTCATCCTCAGCCACATCGAAGAGCATTCCAAAAAGCCGGATGAAGCGCGGGATCGCATTGTCCGGCTCATGGGAGACCTTCCCCGCGTGGAGCTTTTTGCCCGTCAATCTCCCGAAGGCTGGGACGTTTGGGGCAATGAGGTCGAATGCAGCATTACTCTTGGAAAGGAGGAAACAGTCAATGGCATTTGTTCCGGTCCCGAAGGATCTTAACCGCGTCAAAACGAAGGTCATGTTCAATTTGACCAAGAGACAGCTTATTTGCTTTTCCATCGCTGCGACGGTCGGCGTTCCGATCTTCTTTCTGACGAAAGCTCACCTCGGCTTGTCCACGGCGGCAATGCTGATGGTGGTGATCATGCTCCCGTTCATTTTCTTTGCCCTTTATGAGAAGGACGGTCAGCCAGCCGAGAAGTATCTGTACCACATCGTACAGTCCATGTTTATCCGAGACAAGGTGCGTCCCTATCGCACAAACAATCTCTATGCTGAGATTCAGCAGAAAATCAAAGAACAGGAGGAATTGCAATTTGAACAACAGCGCAGCAAAGGCAAAGCCTAAGATGACGGTCAAAAACGGCGTCGTTTACGGCGATGCCCTTTCCGCTCAGGAAAAGAAGCGGATCGTCATGCAGAAGAAAAAGGACAGGAAGGCAAAGAAAGTCCGCAAGTCCGCCCAGCAGACCATTCCCTATGTGGAGATGTGCCGCGACGGTATCTGCAAGGTGAACAGCCGCCTCTATACCAAGTCCATCGGCTTTGAGGACATCAACTACCAGCTTGCCCAGAACGACGATAAGACCGCCATCTTTGAGAACTGGTGCGACTTTCTGAACTACTTTGACAGCTCTATTTTTGTCCAGCTCTCCTTCATCAATCAGAAAGCAAGCCTGAATGAGTTCCGCAAGCGCATCAACATTCCGGCACAGGAGGACGAATTTAACGACATCCGCTCCGAGTATTCCGGAATGCTGCAAAGCCAGCTTACCAAGGGCAACAATGGTCTCATCAAGAAGAAATACATCACCTTCGGCATTGAGGCGGACTCCCTCCGCACGGCAAAGCCGAAGCTCGAACGCATTGAAACTGACATTCTCAACAACTTCAAAACCCTCGGTGTGAGGACTGAGCCGCTGTCCGGCTACGAGCGGCTGAAAGTGCTTCATGACGTGTTCAACATGGACACCAATGAGCCGTTCCGCTTTTCCTTCGATATGGTTGCCCGGACGGGACTCAGCACGAAGGACTTCATTGCTCCCACTTCCTTTGACTTCCGTGAAGGCAAGTGCTTCAAAATGGGCAGAACCATCGGCGCGGTGAGCTTTCTCCAAATTCTCGCGCCGGAACTCAATGACCGTATGCTTGCCGACTTCCTTGAGATGGACAGCAACATCACGGTCAATTTTCATATCCGGACGATTGACCAGGCGAAGGCAATCAAGAGCATCAAAATGAAGATCACCGATCTCGACAAAATGAAGATCGAGGAACAGAAAAAAGCCGTCCGCTCCGGCTACGACATGGACATTATCCCGTCCGATCTTGCCACCTTCGGCGGTGAAGCAAAGCGTCTGTTGCAGGATCTCCAGACCCGCAATGAGAGACTGTTCCTCGTGACCATTCTCATCATGAACACGGCGTCCAACCGCCAGAAGCTCGAAAACGCGGTATATCAAACCGCTGCCATCGCCCAGAAGTACAACTGTGCGCTCAAGCGTCTCGATTTTCAGCAGGAAGAAGGGCTGATGTCCTCTCTGCCTATCGGCGTCAATCAGGTAGAAATCGAACGCGGGCTGACCACTTCCAGCACAGCAGTCTTCATCCCGTTCACTACACAGGAACTCTTTCAGGGCGGTGAGGCTCTGTACTACGGGCTGAACGCGCTGTCCAACAACATGATCATGGTTGACCGCAAGCAGCTCAAGAACCCCAACGGGCTGATCCTCGGCACACCTGGCTCCGGTAAATCCTTCTCCGCCAAGCGTGAAATGACCAATGCCTTTCTCATCACGGAGGATGACATCATCGTCTGCGACCCCGAAGCCGAGTATTTTCCCCTCGTTCAGAAGCTCGGCGGTCAGGTCATCCGCATTTCGCCGGTCAGCACGGATTACATCAATCCGCTGGACATCAACACGAACTACTCCGAAGAGGAAAACCCGCTGACGCTGAAATCTGACTTCATCCTCTCCATGTGCGAGCTGATTGTGGGCGGCAAGGACGGCTTGCAGCCGGTTGAGAAGACCATCATTGACCGCAGCGTCCGCATGGTCTATCAGGAGTTCCTTGCAGACCCCAAGCCGGAGAAAATGCCGATCCTTGAAGACCTCTACAACATTCTGAGAAATCAGAAGGAGCCGGAGGCACAGCGCATCGCAACCGCCCTTGAAATCTATGTTCACGGCTCGTTGAATGTCTTCAATCACAGAACGAATGTGGACGTCAACAACCGCTTCGTCTGCTATGACATCCGCGAACTCGGCAAGCAGCTTAAAAAGCTCGGTATGCTCATCGTGCAGGATCAGGTTTGGAACAGGGTCACGATCAACCGCGTCCAGCATAAGGCAACGCGCTATTACATGGACGAGTTCCACCTGTTATTGAAGGAGGAACAGACCGCCGCGTATTCCGTGGAAATCTGGAAGCGTTTTAGAAAGTGGGGCGGCATTCCGACCGGCATCACGCAGAACGTCAAGGATCTGCTTGCCTCCCGCGAGGTGGAGAACATCTTTGAGAACTCGGATTTTGTCTACCTTCTGAATCAGGCGTCCGGAGACCGGGAAATTCTCTCGAAGGCTCTGAATATCTCGCCAAGCCAGCAGAACTACATCACCAATTCCAACGCCGGTGAGGGGCTGATCTTCTACGGCTCTACCATCGTGCCTTTCAAGGACGATTTCCCCAAGAATACGCAGCTCTACCGCATTATGACCACCAAGCCCGAAGAAACCGTACAGAACTAAGGAGGATTTTGAATATGGATAAGAACTTTAACCTTGAGAACGTCAAGAGCATCATCGCAGAAGCCAGCGGTGTTCCCGTGAACACCACGTTCGGCAGCATCACCAAGCCGATTGACCTTCTGCTTGAGGTCATCGACATGAGCGCCGATCTCATCGCCCTCATCCACGAGGAAACCGAACTGAAAAAGCATCACCGCGCCTATCTCCACGTTCATGAGGAACTGGAGGACTGCGCCGATGAGATGGCAGAACGTATGCAAGAGATTTTCGACGAGACCACCGACTGCGTGATCGGACTGATGAAGGATGTCCACGAGACCTTCCGTGTCCGCAAGCAGGAAGCGGCTGAGGACGATGCCGATACCGTCACCATCGCCAAGGAAGACTACGAGACCATGATCGACGATCTGCTCACGATGTCTGAGATCATCCAGTGCGTTGCAGATATGCGCACACAGGATGTAAAGGCAATCCGCGAGTTTGCCAAGTTCGTCCCCGCCTTCGCTGCCTTTGAGAAGAACCGCCTCGCCCTGTACCGCGATGCGGCGAAGGAAGCTGAGGACATCTTTGACCGCTGGGCAGACGAGTTTGATGATCTCGACGAGGACTACGAGCCGGACGAGTTCTTCTCTGACTAAAAACTGCCCACCATGAGCTAATCACGGTGAGCAGTTTTGTTTTGAGAGGATTCAGACAAGCGTGTCATCCAGCAGGAAGTCGATAACGCTGATATTGAGAATGCCGTTGTCATCATACCAACGCTTGCGAATGTCATGACGCACGATGATCTTCGGGAAGGAATCGCCGGTCAGCGCGAAGGGCTTATTTTCAGTGATTGCCTTTTCCTCTGTTCCCAATGCGTAGGCAGACTGAATGTAGGTCTTCTTGCCGCCGGAGGTTGCAATGAAGTCGATTTCCCGCGCAACCGGAGTGACCTTTCCTTTGGCATTTTTTTCATTGCCATAGACGATACCGATGTCAACGGCGCATTCACGGATCATCAGTTCATTGAAAATGATGTTCTCCATGATGTGCGTCATTTCCTGCTGACGGAAGCCGATACGGGCATTTCTCAGTCCAATGTCCTCACAGTAGTATTTGTTGGGATAGTCAAAATAGCTCTTGCCCTTGACATCCCAGCGTTTGCATTCGGTGAAGAGGAAGGAATCCGATAAGTGATCCATATAGGCTTTCACGGTGTTCAGGGCAACGGCATTCTCACCGCTGCGCTTCTGCACGGTATTGATGGTGGCTGCAACCTTCGTCGGATTGGTCAGAGAGCCGATAGACGAACACAGCAGATCAAGAATCGCAGACAGCACATCCTCACGCTTGATTTTCTTCCGTTCTACAATGTCCTTCAGATAAACCTCGGAAAACAGCGATTTCAGATAAGCCATCTTCGCGGCGTCTGTGGGACGGGACAGGATCAGCGGCATACCGCCGTAGAAAGCAAACTCGTCAAAAGCGTCCTGCTTATCTCCGCCGACAGCCGAGTAGTATTCGGCAAAGGAAAGCGGATGCACACGGATCTCATCGCTGCGCCCCCGGAACTCAGTCAGGATGTCAGAGGACAGCATTTTGGAGTTGCTGCCGGTCACATAAATGTCCAAGTTGGACAAGGATTTCAAATCGTTAAGCGCGTCGTAGAAGGTAATCTTCTTGCCGTCCGGATTGTAGGGATTCGGAACTTCATCGGACATCTGAATCTCGTCTACAAAGAGATAGTATTGGTCTGCGCTGTGTTCCACGATCTCACGGACGTGAGCCGCAAGCTCAAGCGGATTGCGATAGCGAATATCACGGGTCAAATCCAGTTCAAAGGACAGGATGTGATCTTCTGCAACGCCATCGCCAAGAAGATAGCTTTTGAACAGATTGCGAAGCAGATAGGACTTGCCGCATCTGCGGATGCCGGTGATCACCTTTACCTGACCATCCCACATAAAGGAGATGATTTTCTTCAAATAGCGATCTCGTTTTATTTCCATAACCCAACCTCCATTGAAAACTTGCTGGTATTATCGTGCTACTTTTCAATGGATATTATACTCCAACGCGAGAGAAAAATCAACAGTCTCGCTGAAAAGTTTACAAATAAACCCGACAACATTTCAATGAAACAAGCAAGGAGGTACACCACCATACAACTTGACATCATTCATACCGGCGACTGCCTCAACATCCTGAAAACGCTGCCTGATGACAGCGTTCATTGCTGTGTGACGTCCCCGCCGTATTACGCGCTCCGCGATTACGGCATGGAGGCTCAGATCGGCAGAGAGACAACGCCGAAGGAATATATCTCGCGCCTGACGGAAGTGTTTACCGAAGTCAGGCGCGTTCTGCGTCCGGACGGTACGCTCTGGCTGAACATCTCGGACACCTACGCCGGGAAAGGCAATCAGGGTGATTTTGTTGACCCGAAGAACCCCAACGGCAGAAACGGTCAGGCTATGGCTCTCAACAACAAGGTCGAGGGCTGCAAGCCGAAGGACATGATCGGCATTCCGTGGATGCTGGCTTTTGCGCTCCGCGATACAGGCTGGTATCTGCGCAACGACATCATCTGGATGAAGGATAACCCCATGCCGGAAAGCGTGAAAGACCGCTGCGCCCGCTGCTACGAGCATATTTTCCTGTTCTCCAAGTCCAAGAAGTATTTCTTTGACTACAAGGCAATCTCCGAGCCGATTGCTCCCGCAACGGCAGAACGCCTCAAGCGCGGCATGAAGGGCGGCAACAAATACGGAAAGCCCGTTCCCGGTCAGCCTCAGCCGCAGTCCATCAATCGTCCCCGTGAGCACGGCGAGATCAAGGACTGTGACATCAATCCGCTTCGCAACAAGCGCGATGTCTGGAAGATCAACACTGTCCCCTTCAAGGGCGGTCACTACGCCGCCTACCCTCCGAAGCTGGTTGAGACTTGTCTTCTCGCCGGTTGTCCCGAAGGCGGCATTGTGCTTGACCCCTTTATGGGAAGCGGCACAACCGGCATGGTTGCCGCGCAGATGGGGCGGCATTTTGTGGGCGTTGAGCTGAATCCTGAATACACCGAGCTTGCCTACAAGCGGATCGGAGGTGAAATCTGATGGCGAAGGAACCGGAACTCAAAGCCCGCGACAAGGTAGTCATGCGAATGACACGAGAGGGCGCGGTTGAGGAAAACCTGACGGCTGGCACCGAGCAGCGTGTGTCAAAGCGGCTGGAAGATGCAGAGCTGGTCAAGCCTGCCGAGACAGCCAAGCCTTCCGAAGCTCTTTCTGCGGGGGAACAGAAAAAGGTGCAAATGCGCCGTCAGCAAAGTCGGTTTCAGGCGGAACACGCTGAGGATAACGATACGCAGCCGCCCTCCGAAACGTCCGTCACAGAAGAGAAAAAGCCGAAAAATCCACCCCAGGATGTACCTGAACCGCCGCCCTCGTCGGAAACGCCGTTCAAGCCTCCTGTTTTGGAGCCGCACGGCGTTTCTTCTCATACCGGCACGGTGATTGCCGAAACGGTTGTCACGCACAAGCTGCGCAAGACCTCTGCGGTCGAAGCAGTTGACGCGGATGCTGTTCTCTCCCAAGCGGCGGAAACTGCCGCCGCGAAGCCGGTCTCTGACGACGCCGTCCCGCCCACGAAGCGGATGCAGAAGCTCGAACGGAAGTCTGAGAAGGCGCATGAGCGTCTGGATGCTGCCCGTGAGAAGCTGCCCACGCACAAGGTTCTCAAGAAAGAGCGCATCTTTGATGAAGAGACCGGCAAGGGCAAAACACGCCTTCATTTTGAGGATGAGCTGAAAAAGCCCAAAGGCAAAGGCAAGCTGCAATTTGAGGCAGATAAAACCGTCCGCAAGGTCGGTGACACCCTCGCTTCCGGCATTCACGGCAAAATCCATGAGGTCGAACAGGAAAACTCGGCGGTTGAGGCAGCGCATAAAACGGAGATCGCCGCCGAGACTGCCGCTCGGCATTTCAGTCATCATCGGGAAAACAGCGTCAACAAGCCTTATGAAAAGGTCTCCAAGCTGGAACATAAGGCGGAGGTAGTTGACGCGAAGCTCCAATATGAGAAAAATCAGCAGGAGCATCCTGAGATGAAGAAGCAGAACATGAACAAGCACTATCAGAAGCAGAACATCAAGAAGGAGTATGCCGCCGCCCGAAAAGCCGGTTCTCAGACTGCCGGTACTGCCACAAAAAGCACCGGCAAGAAGCTCGGTGAGAAGGCGTCCGACAAGATCAAGGAGTTCTTTGAGAAGAACAAGAAAACCTTCATCTGGATCGGCGTCGGGCTTTTCCTTTTCGTACTGCTCGGCGCTGGAATCAGTTCGTGTTCTATGTTCACGTCCACCGGATCGACGGTCATTGCGTCCTCCTATCTCAGCGAGGATGACGCGATGCTGGGCGCAGAGGCGCAGTATTGCCAGATGGAGCAAGAGCTGCAAAGCTATCTGGATAACTACGAAAGCACTCATGACTATGACGAGTATCACTTCGATCTGGACGATATTGAGCATGACCCCTATGTGCTGATCTCCATTCTCTCGGCTCTCCACGAAGGTGAGTTCACGCTGGATGAGGTACAGGGTACGCTTCAAATGCTGTTTGACAAGCAGTACATCCTCACTGAAGAGGTCATCGTCGAAACCAGATACCGCACGGAGACCAACACATGGACGGATGCAGACGGCAACACGCACACGGAAACCTATCAGGTACCCTACGATTACTACATCTGCTATGTGACGCTCGAAAACTTCAATCTCTCCCACGTTCCGGTCTACATCATGTCTCAGGAACAGCTTTCCATGTACGCAACATATATGTCTGTGCTGGGCAACCGTGAGGATCTGTTCGGTGACTCTCCCTATGTGGACAAGTACATCACCAATCCTCCCGCTGATTACGATGTCAACCCGGAATACCTGAACGATGAGAAGTTTGCGACGCTGATCACCGAAGCAGAAAAGTATCTCGGCTATCCGTATGTTTGGGGCGGCTCCAATCCCGACACGTCCTTCGATTGCTCCGGCTTCGTCAGCTATGTTCTCACGAACAGCGGTCTTGTGAATACCGGACGGCTGGGCGCACAGGGGCTTTACAACGTCTGTACGCCGGTTTCAAAGGCGAATGCCCAGCCCGGTGATCTCATCTTTTTCGTTGGAACGTATGACACCCCCGGCGTGTCTCACGTCGGCATTTATGTTGGCGATGGGGTCATGATCCACTGCGGCGATCCCATTCAGTACACGTCCATCAACTCTTCCTATTGGCAGCAGCATTTCTACGCCTTCGGAAGACCCGCCTATTAAATGAAAGGAGTTTTTTATGAATCCCAAGTATCAGAAAGTCCTCTCCGATATTGAGAAGGCTGAAAAGAAGAAGTCTGAAATCGAAGGTCAGCTCAAGGAGCTGTACGACAAGAAGACAGAGCTGGAAAACCTTGAAATCATCAACACTGTGCGTTCTATGGTGATGGACAAGGATCAGATCATGGCGTTCCTGTCTTCCATGAAGGGCGGCACCAAGCCCGCCGGAAATACGGAGGTAATCGACAATGCGTAAGAAGTTTCGTTTTCTGACCATCCTTGCGGTCTGCATCATGGTTCTGTCTTGCTTCTCTGTCACGGCGTTTGCCTACGCCGATGACACCGATCAGAACCTTCCCGTCACGGAGGCAACCCAGCCGGAACAGCAGCCTGAAACTACTCCCGCGCCGGAGAAACCGAAGGGTGAGCCGATTGACGATGAGGGCAACGCCTACACCCGCGACTTGCTCTATGACAAGGCTACCAACAAGCAGTTCATCACCATTCAGACGAAAAACGGCAATACCTTTTATATTGTCATCGACTACGATGCGCCCATTAACGAGGATGAGGAACAGTATCAGACGTACTTCCTCAACATGGTCGATGAGAGCGATCTGCTTGCGCTGCTGGACGAAGATACTGCGGCTGCGCTGACTACTTGTAACTGCAAGGAAAAATGCGCTGTCGGTCAGGTCAACACGGACTGCCCGGTCTGCAAGACCAATATGAGCGAATGCACCGGCACTGCTCCCGTAGTTCAGGAGCCGGAAAAGGATGCCGAAACCGATGTGCCTGAGACCAAGCCCGAAAAGAAGTCCAACGTCGGCATGATTATCGCAGTCTTTGCCATTACCGGTGTCGCTGGTGCGGCTTATTACTACATCAAGTTCGTCAAGGGCAGAAAGCCCAAGGATGAGGATATGGACTTCTTTGATGATGAAGGCTACGAGGAAGAGCCGTATATCAACGAGGATGAAGAGCCGCAGATTGCAGAGGATGCCGAAACGGAAGGTGATGAAGATTGATCTTAGTCATTGCTGAAAAGCCCAGCGTTGCCCAGTCTATCGCAAAGGTGCTTGGCGCGACATCCCGCAAGGATGGCTATATGGAGGGCGGCAATTACATCGTTTCGTGGTGCTTCGGTCATCTGGTGGAGCTGGCAGACGCCAGCTCCTACGATGAGCGGTACGCCAAATGGCGGTATGACGATCTGCCCATTGTCCCGGAAAACTGGATGTTCGAGGTCACAAAGGATAAAGCCCAGCAGTTCAAGGTGCTGTCTTCTCTCATGAAGGACAAGCGCGTCACCGAGCTGGTCTGCGCAACCGATGCAGGACGCGAGGGTGAGCTGATCTTCCGGCTGGTCTACAACAAAGCCGGATGCACCAAGCCCTTCAAGCGTCTGTGGATCAGCTCGTTGGAGGACTCCGCCATCCGCGAAGGCTTCAACCATCTCCGGGACGGCAAGGAATATGACCGTCTCTATGAAGCGGCGCTCAGCCGCTCGAAGGCGGACTGGATCGTCGGTATCAACGGCACCCGCCTGTTCACCACGCTCTATCACAAGAAGCTGGTGGTCGGGCGCGTCCAGACGCCGACCCTCGCAATGCTGGTGGAGCGCAACGGGAAAATCTCCACGTTCCAGAAGGAGAAGTATTTTAATGTCCACGTCGGCAAAGGCGATCTGACTGCCGATCTGGAAAAGGTCAAAACCGAAGAGGAAGCAAAGAAGATTGCGGCGGTTTGTGAAAAAAAGCAAGCCGTCGTTTCTTCTCTCAAGCAGGAAACGAAGACTATCAATCCTCCAAAGCTCTATGATCTGACCACCTTGCAGCGCGAGGCGAACCGTTACTACGGCTTCACTGCCCAGCAGACGCTCGATCTCGTTCAGACGCTCTACGAAAAGAAGCTCCTGACCTATCCGCGCACGGACAGCCAGTTCATCACCGATGATATGGAGGACACAGCCCGTCAGGTCATTTCCATCGTCTGCCACCAGCTTCCGCTTTTCTCCGGCGTTTCGGTTACGCCGGACATTGCCCGCGTGACCGACAACAGCAAGGTCACGGATCACCATGCGATTCTCCCGACCGTCCAGCTTGAAAAGCAGGATATTTCCGCACTCCCTCAGTCGGAACAGAAAATTCTCAATCTTGTCGGGATGTGCCTTCTGTGTGCGACCGGCGAGAAGCACACCTACGCAGAAACGCAGATAACGCTCTCCTGCGAGGGCTATGCGTTCAAAACCAAGGGCAAGACCGTCGTTCAAAACGGCTGGAAAGCCATTGAAGAGCTGTTCAAGGCATCCCTCAAGACGAAGGAAAAGGACGATCCCGTGAAGTCCCTGCCCGAAGTCCGTGAGGGCGATGTTCTGGTCAGTGTGTCTGCCAGCGTCACCGAACACTACACAACGCCTCCGAAGCAGTACACGGAGGATACCCTCCTGTCAGCGATGGAGACTGCCGGAAACGATCAGTTTGACGATGACACCGAGAAGAAAGGTCTCGGCACTCCCGCGACCCGTGCCGGTATCATCGAGAAGCTGGTGAAATCCGGCTTTGCAGAGCGCAAGGGCAAATCCCTCATTCCCACGAAGGACGGCTGCAACCTTGTCTGCGTTCTGCCGGAGCAGATCACGTCTCCCGCAATGACGGCGGAATGGGAAAACACGCTCATGGAGATTGAGCGCGGCAATGCGGATGCGGACACTTTCCTCAGCGGCATTGTCCGGATGACCGGGGATCTGGTGAAAGCCTATCCGTTCCTCTCCGATGTCGAAGCCCAGCGTTTCGGCACGGGCAAGGAGGAAATCGGCAAATGTCCCCGCTGCGGCTCTCCGGTCTATGTCGGCAAGGGCAACTTCTACTGCTCAAATAAGGAATGCTCCTTCTGCCTGTGGGAAGATAATAAGTTCTTTTCCAGCAAGAAAAAGAAGCTGACCAAGAAGATCGCAAAAGAGCTGTTGGACAAGGGCTGGTGCCGAGTGACCGGGCTTTACACGCCGAAGAAGCCTCAGCTCTACGATGCGGTGATTCGGTTGGATGACAGCGGCAGCAAATACGTCAGCTTCAAGATGGAGTTTGACCGATGAGCCGCCCGAAGTATGTTGCCTCTTGCAGCGGAGGCAAAGACAGCGTAGCGACGCTCCTGCTGGCTGCACAGCACAACGAGCCGCTGGACGAAGCGGTTTTCAGCGAGGTCATGTTTGATAAGGACACAAGCGGAGAAGTCCCGGAACACCGGGACTTCATTTATGACCGGCTCAAGCCCTTCTGTGAAAAAGAGCTGGGCATCAAGTTCACCATTCTCCGTGCCGACAAGACCTACGATGACGTGTTCCACCATGTCATCACCCGCGGACCTCATAAGGGCGAGGTTCGCGGTTTTGCGTGGGCTGGAATGTGCGCAGTCAATCGGGACTGCAAAATCCCGCCCGTCCGCAAGTACAATGCCGCACTTTCTCCGGACACCG